TCGGATCTCTACGTCTTCCACCTGTTCAAGCATTAATCGTTCGCCGATTGTTTCAATCGTCAGCGATTCGGGCGCGGTGTGCTGCAATACTACGTCGCGAACCGGGCTAAGGTATGCCGTGATCGTGGCGCTGCTTCGACTGCTCAAGTCAAAGTCTAGAACGTCAGAAAACCGCGTGCCCTGTGTACCCTGCGCAACGTCAGTTACTAAGAAGTTATTAAACCCGGTCTTAGGGTCTAACGATTGTCGTCTACTAAACACATGATCGAACGTGTTATAAATCTGATCCGGCGTCGTGGTTTGATAATCGTTTGTGCTCACGGGGTAACGGTATTTCGCAACGGCATTACCAAGACGATCGCTTGTAAGGATACCGCCCGCCGCTTCGACCACGGATTGCGCAATTTGTAACGGGGTTTGTTGCGTAACGGCTAGCCTAAATTCAGGGATCACCCAATCGACGATCTCCCAAGTGACCGAACCAAGCAACCCGCGCACAATGTCGCTTGCTAATCTAGGGGTTTCATTCGTGAAATCAATTGCAATAGCTCGCGGCGATCCGAAGACTTGCAACGGGCTTACCCCGCTAACCGTGCGCGTCGAAGCTTCTAGCCCGTTTTCTTCTTCCTGTAATCGGTCAAAAATAAAGTTGTAGATCAAACCACCTACGTTTATTTCGATTGTGTCGCCTATCCCTAGAACTTCGGGCAAGTCGTGAGAAATAAACGAACATGTGTAGCCAACGCCGGAAGTGTTGATCGCGATCGAAAGCTGACCCGTTACCGTGTCGAAGTCGATAGGCTGACCCGCAACCGAAATAGTGATAGTTTCGGGAACGCTTGGGGCTATGTAAGGGTCAGTAACTAGGTACGACGTTCCGAAGTCCGCGACGCGTTCGCCGATAGGTCGCACACTGTACGACGTTTCAAAGTTAAAGACTCGCGCTTGCACTGCATTGTATGTGCTTTCAAAGTCTGCGGTTAATCGTTCAGCCACGGAATAACGGCTAGTAAAATCGGCGGTTAACTGGTTGGCTTGAACAAAATAGAATGTTTCAAAATTAAACGTTGCCATTATTAGCCCCCTGTTTCAACTGGTGGAATGTCAAAAGTAAATCTAATGTTTTGACCGCCTTCACCTTCTTGCATAGTTACACTTCGGGCGCGTTCAATCGTTACGCCGTCCACTTCAACAGTGCCGATACTTCGCGTAACTTCGTAAAACTCGCGAACGGATAAAGGATCTCTAGTCGCACGATTGTTTTTATTTCTATGCGCCCAAATACGAATAAACGTTTCATCGTCGGGGGCTATGCTACTTTCGGCGTCTTCAACGTCAGGGAAGGTAACATCTATCGAATCGTTGCCCGTTCCTGAAGTTACTAAAAGCAAAGCGTTGCGCTTATCCCTCGCCGTAGTATCTAGCCCGGTTACTTCGATTTCGATCCATTCGTGTACGTAAGTTATCGACGCGTAACCGTAGCATATTTGACCTAACTGTATTACGCCCGCGTCGTCGACAGTAAACGAACCCGTGTAAGGTGTGCCGTCTTCTGTTAGCAAGTTAAGGTTACTACTTGAAACGCTTGTGATCGGGTACAGGGTGGAAAGCTGCGTGCTTCCGTTAACCGTTATGCTTTCGGTTAGGGTTTCGCTATGTTCCGCGCCAAAAACCCCCGAACCCTGTACCACTCGGATCACCTCGTCGGTGGCTTGGTTATAACCATAAAGCCGGATCGTTTGGCTAAAGCTCTGCGTTAGCGCTTCGTCAAGTCTCGCGGCGTGGGCGGTCACTTCTTCACGCGTTACGTATGTCGGTGATTCTCCGTTTTCCTCGAAGTAATCGCGCTCGAAGATCTGAACCGCGTTTAGGTTGTCAGGGTCTTCAACTTGAAACAGTCGCAAGACACGAAGGGGCGTTGTTCCCGCCCCGTCGCGACTCACAAAAGTTATACTTTGCGAAGTCTTCATAAATCACCCTTAGCTAGTTTGGTAATCTAGGGAAAAGTTTACATTTTGCTGACCGCTAATTGTTGGCGAGTTGTTGATAACTCGGCGAAGCCATACAGGGATCGAACCAGATATAACTTGAAGTGTAACGCGGCTTGCGTTAGTAAACGAACCACCCCAAGCCGACGCCGGGATCGTTAGCATTCGGTCATTAACGCTATTGCTTACGCTGTCAGGGTGGTTAATCACTAAATCGTCGGCGACGCTGCCAGTGCCCGTTAAACCTAAAGACGGGATCGAGTAGGTGAAAGATTGCGTGTTTAAAAATGTAAGCGAAATTGTAAAAGAGATCGCCGCGCGCGGTGCGAAGGTTATTAGCGTTCGGTCTAATGTTCCGCCCGAAATGATCGCGGGTTCTAGTGCTCTAGGCGCTAGATTTTGCTGATCGGCTGTGTCGCCTGATTGCGCATAAACTCGCTGAGTTACTACGTCACCCGGTTGAAATTGAGAAACGTCAAGACCACTAAGGCGGGCAATGTTTCCGCCAATATTCGCGCTAGTAACGTTTTCAACAACTACCATAGTTTGATCGCTTTGTCGCCAACGCACTAAATCAATAGTGCCGTTTTTGGCTTGCGTCGTGTCAATGTTAACGGTGTTAGCGCCTGAGTTAACCGACTCAACGCGCCCGGTCATGATTGCGTTATAGTCCGGGGTGGCTTGCGTGTCGGTTTCTGTCCCGTAGGCAAGTTCTATATACACATCATCGTCGCCAATATCTTTTAGATAAACAAACGCGGTATTATATGCGCTGTCTTCAATCGCGTTTAGATTCTGTTTTATGAAAACCTTTCGCGCTTGAACTTGGTTTGCCAACCCTGCGCCCGATTCAAGATCTGAAAAGATACCATTACGAACCCCGCTTGCGATAGTTGTCAGGGATACGCGACCGCCGTTATTGCTTTGGTCGCTGTTTCGTGTTGCGCGGAATAGCGCTAGTTCGTTTGCTTCAATGGTCATAGTTGCACCTTAAACAATAAGTAAATTAATTGTGCCCGTGAAGTAGTCGCCTTCAAGGGGGATCAGTCGGTTGATAAACGGCTCAAGTTGAACCGCCGCACCTTCGGAATGGTCGAACATAACACGGAAGGATCGATCGCCTACTTCCAACACTAGAATATTATTAACCGTGTTCGCGGCTTCTAGTAATTGGTCGCGGGCGGTCTTACTAACCCAACCCTGATCCGCCGTTGCTATTAATTGCAAACTTTGACCACGACGGATTTGTTTTTGAAAAGCGACAACGCCGCCCGCCAACGTGGGGCGGGTGGTCATTGCAATGTTAGCGCTTTGGCTAAGTAACGGCACTTGCATATTAGGATCTAACTCTATTGTGCCAAGTCTTAAAACGGTCATTCGCGGCGATCCCCTCTTAATTGGTCGATAAGCAATTGTACTTGATCCGGCGAACCTTGTAACGCTGCGCTAGTACCGTTAGGGAAATTGAAATTTAGGTTTTGCGTTGGCAAGCCCGGCGCAACGCTTTGTCGGCTTTCGGCTACGCCAACCGCACCGCCAGTTTGGAAACGTGGAATACCTCCACGCATTAACTGTTCGATTAGCTCACGCGGGATCGATCCGTGGTTGATAGCGTTCATAAATCCTATGCCGTACTTGCGAACCGCACTTGCTTTGTGGACGTATTCGCTTCGACTTAACATTGCCGGGATCGAATCGCTTGTAGTTGTGCCCGCGCCGGATATGTAGCCACGGCGACGGTTAAAGCCCATTGAACCCATTAGACCACCCGTTGCGCGCTGCTCAACTTGGCGAACGAAGATCGTGTGCGTGCTGCTTGTGTTTCGGCTATTTGCAGCGATAGCGGCTTGCACGGCGTCGTTATTAACTCGGATAGTGTGAAGTGAAGCGGTGTTCAGGGCGTTAGCTTGCGCCTCGAAGGTTGCTAATTCACGTTGCGCCGGGGTTAGGTCTGCTTCTACTTGCGTGCGGATTTGTGGCGCGTCCAAGCGTTCAACACTTTGATCAACGTTGGCTTGTGAATCGCGTTCATCTACAGCAACCGCCGCGATCGGTGGGTTGTCTCTTATGCGCTGTTCGAAGTCTGCATAGAACTGCTCTAAGTCTCCTTCAATCAATGTCGGGCGACCTTCGACTATAAAGCCTTCAGCCGTCAATTGATCAATCGCGGCGAAGTATTGCCCGTCTTCCGCCGTAACGGTAACGCTTGCGGCATACTGCCCGCCCTGCGTAACGGTGAAAACTTCTTGCTCAAACTCGCCAGTGTCGGCGGTTGTCGTAATTCGAAGCGTACCGAACTGATCTTCATTCTGCGCCTGTGCGTTAGCTAAATCGTCGGCGGTTTTCTGTTCAGATTGTCGATCTAGTTCAGGGTTAACGCTGAATGTTGCACCTTCGCTTAGGATCTCACGGTAGCGTTGGATCGCTGCGTTAACGTCTTCGGTGTTCTCGTCAATATCAATCACAAGTTCCGAACCCGTCGCAAGTGCTACAAGCGTGCGTTGAATGCCGCGCAAAGTATTGTCTAACGATTGGTAAAGCGCTAGTTGTAGTTCAGCTTGTGCGCGTGCTTCGTCGGCTTGTGCTTGCTGTGCTGCGCTCAAGTTGTCGTAGCCTTGCTCTGTTCCGTCGATTGCACGTTGTATGCCTTCTTGCTCGCTGATTACTACGTTACCATTTTCGCGAACTTCGGTTGCTAGTTGGTTCGCAAGGCTAATTTGTCGGCGTGCGTATTCTTCGGCTAAATCAAAGTTGCCTTGATCTATCTCGCGCTGAATGCGCCCGTTTAGCTCTGCTATCTCGCGTTCACGATCTCGGAATTGTTCTACTTCAGTAAACCCACGGCGACGAAGTTCACGCACTGCGGTTTCACGTTGGCGCTCCGTGCTTGCGATCTCGTCTTCTAGTCGCTGAACGTTGTCGGCATAACGTTGATATTCGTTGAAGGCTTGTTCGCGGGCGCTGCGTGCTGCTTCGGCTTCGCGTTGGTGCGACTCGATTATAAATTCTTCAGTTTCACGTTGAAGATCTCGAAGGTCTTCTTGTCGCTGTCTTTCGCTTGTTGCAAAGCGGCGTATGTTATCTTCGCGCACTGCGCGTTCTCGTTCGAACTGCTCGCGAATGTCGCTTTGATATTGACGCTCTAGTGCTAGTCGATCTTCTACTAGCTCGCGGTTAGCTTGCAAAAACTCGTCAGCGCCAAGCAAGCCGCGATCGTAAGCGCCCGTTAAACCCGCTTGAAGTAAGTCGACTTGTGCTATTGCTTCGGCGAAGTCAGCTTGTAACCCGGCTTCTACGGCTCGGCGGAAGTCTTGCGCGGCTTCGGTGCTTCGGTTGTATCCGCGCGAAAGCAAGCCTAAATCGTCGATAACCTGATCCACTAATTGACCATTCTCGCGAAGTTGAGCCAATACGCGATCAAGTTGGTTTATATATACTTGGTATTCTTGGTTCAGGGCTGCGACTGTTTCCGGGTTAGTGGCGATTCGCGCTTGCTGTGCTAATAATCGGTTGCCACGAATAAGAGTATTTAGGCGGGTTTGTTCCGCGCGCAATTGCTCGTCGGTGAACGCTAAATAGTCACGGTTTCGGGCTGCTAGGCTTTCGCGCAACGTCGCATCGTTGGCAACAATAACGCGGTTTTGTAATCTTAGTGCGTTGATGCGCTCGAAGTCTGCGGCGTTTATTTCACGCTGTGCGCTTAGGGTTGCTATCTCGGCATTGTTGATTAAAAGGCGTTGTCGTTGCTGCTCGCGGATTAGCTCGATCTGTTCTTCGGTCAAGTTGTTATAATCGCGGATAGCGTCAATATTCATATCTGCGGCATCGGGGAAGGCGTCGCGAAGTCTGGTTAATTCCGCTTGCGCTTCGTTAGCTCTGTTTCGCGTTTCCACGATTTCAAAGCCTACCTGAATAAGATCACCGATTAACACGCCAACCGTGAAGCCTACGCCGATCGCGCCTAATGCCAAAGCTAAACGCCCAAGGGTAACGATCAAACCCTGCGCCGTTATGTTAGCAATACCAAATGCGGCGGCTGTGCCTGTCATTAAGTTACTTAGAACCGTAAAGCCCGCACCTAATCGCCCCACAATCGACAGGGTAAGACCGATCGAGGTTGTTAGAAGGGTAAGAGCCGCCAATAGTCCTAAAACTACGCTAGACGCCGTAGGGAAGGTTTGAATAAGTGTAGTTAATCCCGTGGCTAGCGCACTTACTGCATCCAGTAACGCTCCCGCGAATGGCGCTAACGCTTGCCCTAATGCGATAAACAGGTTTCGAATGTCGGTTAAGGTTCGTTCAAGTTGTCGCCCGAAGGTTTGTTCTAGAGCGTTAAACGCACGACTAACCGCGCCCGTGTCTTCTTCCATTTGGCGCATTGTCTCGGCGAAGGCTTCCGCGCGTGCCCCGGTAAGAGTTAATACCGCGCCCATTGCTTCCTGTGTGCCTAACAATTCAATCAACGCGCTTTCGCTGCCGTTAGCGGCTTCGACCACTGTTTGAAGGGCAAATGCTAGACCTTCAGAGCGAATAGCTGCGGCGGAAGATTCAAAGCCTAACTCTTGAAATAGTTGGTTAACGCCTTGCTGTGAAATCAACGAATCCAGTGCCGCGCGGATTTGCGTAATCGCTTGGCTCGTTGGTGTACCCGTTTGCGTGATAGCCGCAACGCTTGATAGTAGTTCTCGGAAGTCTACGCCAAGTTGCGCCGCTAGTGGTGCGGCATCGGCTAGGCTTGTTGATAGTTCCCCGATCGTGGTTCGACCTTGACGAACGGCAACGAATAGCGCGTTTGCCGCGTCGCCCGCTTGATCCGCTTCTAGACCAAACGAGTTAACAACGGTTGCGATACCTCCGACGGCTGTTTGCAAATCGGTAACACCACCGATCGACGTTTGCGCGGCTACGGTTAGAAACTCCGTTGCGTTGGCTGCGTCGGTTGCTCCGCTTGATATTGCTTGGTAATAACCCGCCGCGACTTCTACAGCGTCAAGACCAAAGGCGGACGAAATAGCTAGAACTTGCGTTTCTAACATTTCTTGGCGCTCAACCGTACCGTCTAACAGGGTGTTAACTTCGGAAACGGCGCGACTGAAGTTTGCGTAAGTGGTAGCGCCCGCCGTAGCGATCAGGGTAGGCACTGCCGAACCCGCCGTTAGTTGGTCGCCTACGTCGCTAATTTCCTGAAAGGTATCTAATAACTCTTGCGACTGCTCGCGCGCTTGTTGTAGCTCTTTACCTAAATTTCGAATGCCGCGCGTTACACGGTTGAAGTTAAAGACCTGTATTTGTGAAAGCTCGCGCGAAAGCCGCGCGGTTTGGTTGAACGCTTGCGCGATTACACGGGTTAAGTTGGTAAAAAAACGCGGCTGTGAATTAGCCGACGTTTGATTATTTAACTCGTTGATCGCGCGGGTGGTTCGTGTTACTTGCTGCTCAAGCGTATTGATTGCGCGTTGCGCCTCGTTACGTGCTCGCAAGACAAGTTCTACTACTTGTTCCGCCATGTTGATCAATCCTCTAGTGATTTAACTAATTTACTAAAGCTGTCCGCGTCGCCGCCGTAAGCTACCCGCAAAATAGAAAGTTGGCTTAGTTGTTCACGGCGCTTTCGTTTCTCCAACAACCCAAATAATGCGTAAAGCTGCGTAAGGTTTAAATCTAGTGTAGTTTCTAGACCATGCGTTGCGGCGACTTCTTCAACGACTTCCGCTATTGACTCAAACCAATCGGATCTAGCGTTTGGTTTACGCGGGTTAGTAGGTCTATTATCTTTTTTACTGCACCTTCCACAATTTCAGCGTCGATAGAAGACGCGCCCCAAATACCGATCAATAGTCGGATCTGAACGCCAGTAGGTAGTGTTTCGGCTTCTTCGACTGAAGCGCCTGTGCCGCGCGCTATAACTTCAGCGCAAAAGTCCGGGCTTACGTCTAACATTTTGCCCCAATCGATCCCGGTGTCGTCACCTTCTTTCTTTTCAGGGCTGATCAGCTTTTGCAAAATGTCTTTGTGTTCGTGGCATAAAGAACCTAGATCTTTGATAGACAAGCCGCGCACTTCTACTTTGTCTTCCCCTTCCGCATCTACAGCGACAGGAACGTGATTAGTTTTCTTGATTAGGTCTTTGATTGAGATTTTAGCCATAATATGATCCTTAGAATGTAAAAAAGCGGGGTCATGCCCCGCCTTTAAATATAACACCGCTTTTATTGATAAACTAGATAATAGCTTATTAGCGGGTTGAGATTTGTCGGAAGTAACGCGAACCCGTAGTACGGCTGTTATCCGCAAGTGCGTTACCTGTTAACTCAATGTTCGAGATTTCTTCATTGATTAGCGCGTATTCCGCAAGCGGCGCAGTTTCGAAACGGTAGATCTCAACTACTACTGAGTCGTTGCCTTCTACGGTGTTTAGACCTTCGAAGCGTAGCGCACGGACTGGTGCGTTTGAAGACTCAAGACCTTGCAACACTTTTTGCGCGCTGTGGTCATAGCCGACAGCTACCATAGTATTATCAGCAATGTTAGTAGTTGCGCCCGCCGCCGTTTGTTCTGCGTCTGTCATCCAGTAAATAGAACCCGCGTCCGCGTTTAGACGGTAGTTTTTACCTTCTTCATATGTAGTCGTCGGGCTTGCGATATTGTCAGCGACTACAACGTTTTCAAGACCGATCGCCGGAAGTGCTTCGACAGTGCCTAGTTTTCGAACCGCCGCCGCTTGCGATTGGTCGGTTGCCGCGTCCACTGCCGCCGTTGAGCCGTAAAGACCTAGTGCTAAGTTTTCTTGCACAAAGTGTTCTACAGTCATTGAAACAGTCGCGTTAACTTCGGTTGTGATTACGCGGTCGATACCACGCGCGCCAGTTTGTGATTCACGGTGTTCTGTTCGGGTTGTTTCGATACCGATCGACAACGCGCTAACGTTACCGATCGGGCGGTAGCCCTGCAAAACACCGTTTTCGTCGTATTCAGCGAGCATAACCACGCCCTGACCTGAATAGTAGTAACTTTCAATATTGTTAGCCATTGTGAGATCTCCTAATTAGCTAATTTTTGCAATTAAGTGCGTTGATAAGACTATCAAGAAAAGGTAGTAAGTGACAAGTTCCAATCTTGCATATAACCGTCACCTTTTCCCGGTATTTCGAACGCACCTTCGCCCGCAAAAGTATAAGTTTTATTGTTAGGCGCTTTCTGTGTTGCAAGCAAGCGTCGTAATTCGGTCATAAAGCGCAACATAGTGATCGGCTTTTCAATACCTTTAACGCGTAGCTTGTCGTTTTTGAAAGACGCCACGATCGAGAATCGCGCGACTGTTCCGACGTTGCCTTGCACGTTTGGATTCTGTGGGCGCATACCCGCGTACATGATTGAAACGAAGCCCTGATCCGCACGTTGCAATCTTGGGTCGGCTTCGGGCATATCTTCAAGATCGTTTTGGCTGTAGATAATAACGGAATTATCGTCTACTAAAGCGTCGATGCGGCTTTTAATGTCGTTCAGGGCTTCGATTAAATCAAACGGTTTATTGTGTACATTGGGTTGTGGTAAATGTGAAGTCATGATAACGCCCTCGCGATTCGATCTTGTACGATGTTTAAAAATAGTTGTATGTCTTGTTCGCCCGCGCCTAAGAATTGCCACTTACCATTATCAACAGTATTTAGATAAATAGCGTAAGGCGCGTTGTTAATGATTCGGCGTTGCCCGTTGCCGTCGTCTATCAGGTCAAAGCTTCTAAATAGATCGCCCGTAGCAAACAAGGTGTTGCCCCCGGTAGCCTTGCGGCGTCTAATACCTGAGATAGTGTAACCACCGCGTGCGCGAATGCGTGAAGCTTCGGACACTTCCCAACGTCTACCGTCGGGCGTGGTCTGGTTTCTAAAGCGGCGAATTGTACGCGAAAGAATTGTGCTTGATGCCTGATCTAATATTTCTTCAGGGTCGATCGCGTCGGTTAGATCTGCCGTTAAAGTTTGTATTTGGCGCAGTGCCCCGCGCGTTTCAATAGTAAAATCGATCATATGATAGCCTTCAACGCGTGTTCGCCCGTTCGTGAAAAACGGCTTAACAATTGAATAACGGCATTAGGTGGATCGGTGTAGTCCTCGCCTTCTGGCAAATCTTCGTCGATCTGACTGTCGCCATATTTAACCATGTAAACGTGCTCGGCAAACATTAAGCAAGCTTGCTTTAGTAAGATCGGCACATCCTGATAAATAGGCAACGTTTCGCCGCTTGGCGTGTCCGTGGTAAATCCTGCCGTGTATGTGACTTTGATGTAATCGTTAGGCAACCAACCCGCTAAAAGGCGAACTATGCCGCGTTCTTCTAGCTCGTAGTTACTCGCGTTTGTTGCGCTAGATGCCCCCGTTAATACGGTGCTAATTCCTACGCTAAGGTTTGAAACATTGATACCACGAAGTAACAGAAACAAAACGCCCGGCGAATCGTCGTTGATCCTGCCGGGCGCGCCTGTTACTAGGTAATTGTTTTCGCCCGCAAAGTACGTGTTATTGTAGCTTTGTTGGGCGAAAGTAGTATTTAGATGCGTTTCAATCCCTAGTGTTGAGTTTAGCAAAAGGTCATTTAGCACACGGTTATAAATTTCGTTATCAACAACGTTTAGTCGTTGGCGCAATTCTGCGACCGTGGCTAGTAACATGCTTCACCCCATTGTTTAAACTTCTTCGCCTTCTTCGTCCGCTTCCGGCTTTTCTGCGTCGTTGCGATCCATCGTGTCTGTTTTACCGAAGTTAGGTTCTTCGATTGGCGCTTTGTCTGGCGTGTCTTCAACTTCTACAAAACAAGGTACGCCGCCGATTTGTTCTTTCAGAAACTTTTTAGCGGTTGAATCGTTAAAGCGGTGCGATTCACCTAGAACAAATTTACGGTTGCCCGTCGTGTAGATCTTCATTTTAGTTTGTGGGTTTAGTGTGATGCGAATCATGGTAGCTACTCCGGTGATTTAAGATTCAAAAAAGGGCGGGGCTATCAGCTAGCGCCCGCCTTTGCAATTAGTGTCAATTAAGACGCGATATTCATGTATTTAACGTTCGCTTGTTCGTCTTCGATCTGCGTATCAATACGCGTAGTTAGAACGATGATAAATTCACGCGTGCGAATGTCTTTTTCGTACTCGATTGAGATTTCGCGCTGAATACCCATGATCAAGTTTTGCGGGTTAGCAAGTAGACCCTGTGTTTCTGGCATTAGTGGCACGCCCGCTACAGGGACGCCCGAACCGAAGTTGCCTTCTAGCGTCTGGAAGCGGCTATCACCTAGCGAAGTTTCACGGCTTGATAGTTTGTCGCTGTACTCCACGTTTTGAGCAACCGAAACAAAGTGACGCATTGCTGACAAGTTACGGTGATAACGAGACGGAAGCGTTTTAACGCCGTTCTTAAACATCGTTTTGCTGATTTCAGCGTTTTGATGGTTAACAACGTGCGAAGTAGTACGCTTCAGCCAACCGTCGACAAGCGCTAGATACGGGTCGCTTGAAGCTGTATCACCACGGATCGCCAATTCTTCAAGGTCAGTTGCGGCACGTTCCGCGATTAGGCGAAGAATAAGATCAGAAAACGCACCCGTTACACGATCGCCGTTCGGGTTGATGCTACCGCGTGAAATATTGTCTTCGATAGTTTTGTAAGGTAAGCGAACTTCTGCCATTACTTCTTTTGTATCTAGCGTGATTTTCGAAGTAGTAGGCGCAGAACGTAGGTTAGCCGCTAGTGCTGTGCCGTCCTGCGGTGCTGCTTGAAGAATACGCGTACCGAAGCCGATGCGGTTGATTTCTTGTTTAGGCGAGTTCATCGCAATGATACGCGCTTGGTTCAAGATAGTCGGCTGATCGATAAGATCTTCAATAAAGCGATCTGACTGCGCTGTGCTCAAGTAACCACCGTTGGTGATAAGGTCTTGAAGCGTTAGATCGGCTTTTTGAATGATGTTGTCTGCTGTTGTCTTTGGCATGGTGGTTTCCCCTTCTTGATCAAGTTTAAGATTGCCAATTGAGATTATTATCAGTTAATGATTTTGAAATATCAAATAAATTACGTGTATTCGATATTTCGGTTGCGACGGTCTACCGCTTCAGGGTCGTAATCGTCTTCGCTTTTTTGAGAATCGGTGCGCCCTTCGTCGGTATCGATCACAACACTAGCCGCGCTTTTTTTAGCCTCGTTCGCTGCCGATTCCGCTTTTTGCACGCCTTCGTTAACTGACTGGATCTGCACACCCTGCTCGTTTACTGTTTCTTTGATCGAATCAACTTCAGATTTCATCGACTCAACCGTTTGAGTAAGGTTTTGCATTGTTGAACCGATGTTGTTCATCTGCTCAAGGATTTGCGATAGCTGATCGTTACCGCTTTCGTCTTTCTGTTCTTCGCCTTCTGCGCCTTTAGCTTCGCCCGCTTCGCCCGCTTCACTTTGTGGCGCTGCGCCTTCTACTACGGCTTCGCCTTCGTCTTTAACGGCTTCACCTTCCGTGCCCGGTAAAAGTTCACCTTCGATTGCTTCACCTTCAGATTTAGACGCTTCCGCTTCTGTCGTTTCGTGATCATCTTGGTTGACTACAGGCTGTAGGTTTTCCATTTTGAAAGCTTCAGTAGGTACGGTTTGAAGTAGGCTAACCATATAAGCGTTAAACTCGTCTAGTAGCGTTTGCGCACGCTCTAGCGGTGGCACACCCGGTTCGGCGGTTTCTAGAATGTCAAACATTGCATCGAATAGAACATTCATTGCCGCACGGATATTTGAATAGAAGCCATAAGAAACTACAGATCCCGCGAAGCCCTGTTCAGGGTCAAAGCCAAAGTCTGAAAGTTGCTTTTGTGCTGTGTCCACAACTACCGCCGGGCTTTCTTCTTTCATACCTTTAAGGATAAGCGCACCTTCTAGGCTTGCTTCCTGCTTGTACGAAACGAACTTAACGCCTTCGGTGTCTGTATCAAGTACAAAAATTTCGTTGTCGTCGGATTTCATCGCGTTAGCGTAACCTTGCGCGGATTCTTCAGGGACAAGAACGCCCATTACTTCCGGTTGCTTTGGTTCTGCTTTTTTGCTGCGAAATAGTTTGTCTAGGTCGAACATATTTTCACCCTCGTTTTTTAACATTCGGATTGGTAAACGGTTTGCACCACGATCAACGACGCTAATGTAGCTTGCTTCCGCATTTTTTAGCGATCGTGCGCGAACTTTGATTACTCGGTTTTCTGGCATGGTTACGAATCCTCATTAACTAAAATTACTGTACCGTCACCACTTAGTAACTGTGCATAATCAAAAACGTGGGTGTGTCCGTTGCTTGGTTCGGTAGCTGTCCCGCGTTGTATTTGGTGCATATGACCGTTTACATGATCCGTATATCCGCCGATGAAACGCCCTTCAGCATTGAAGCGCGCGAAGAATCGGTGTTTATGCCCTTCATTTTCTACAGTCAAACCCTCTACAACTTCCGGGATCTCTATTTCATATTCGACCATTTCGTATTCAAACATGAAATCCAACGAAAGCCCCTGATAGTCGCCCGCCTTTACGCGTTCCCACAATTCAGGGTCTACAACGTGAATACCCACAACCCACGCACCCGGTATAAATACCGTGTCGTCGTCGCGTGCAATAAAGCTTTCTACAACGTAAGAACCGTTCTTCTCGCGATCGTGTTGTGTATCTACGCGGGAATTGTCGCCCTGAATCATCCAACGATAAGACATAGCGCGGATTTCTTCGGCGGTCATTACATCGCCGTCGGCGTCCGGTATGACAACGGGCGCGTAGGCTTCAGCATAAAGCACGCGTCGTTCTTCGTCGGTTCTTCTTACTCTAAGTTGCATTTACTCGCCTTTGCAGTTGATTGCACGGCTTTAGTTATAAACTAATCAATAGCGTTTTGCAAAGTTAATGACAATTTTGAAAATAAAAAAAGGGCGCTATCTGCACCCCTTGATCGGTTAATTTTAAATTAAGTTTGTGTTTGCGTAATCGTTACGACAATTTCGGCAACGTCTGCACTAGGTGCTGCGCCTACGTCTAAAACCATACTATCTAAATGTCGGTCGTCGAACATGCGGACGCTTGGCGTTGCTAAACTAACAACCACGTTAGCGATCGCTGAACCGCCGGGGTCGCCCGCCGCGCGTGCATCCACGGTTACAGATCCCGCCGCCACGGTTTCGGTAACATCGCCGTTACTGTCTAGAGCGTGCGCGGTTACTTGCGTTCGGGGTAGATACCACAATAGATCTACTTGCTGTTCTGTTTCGGTGGCTGAAGGGTCTATGCGTACTTCTACGCGGTTTCGTGTGTCGCCCATTTACTGATCCTCTTTAAGTTGTGCGCCCTGTAAATTCTAAGGGCGCGTGATATTAATTGCAATTACTAAGGTTGTACGCTTGGCGGTTCAATGTTGGCTATGCCAGACCACGCCGCGATCACATAACTATGACCGGGTAAGCTAGGATCATCATAAATATAGTCCCGTTCTAGAACTTCGATCCATCCGGCGGGCACGCCCGCGACTTCACGAATTATCGGATCTACTCCGGTTAGGGTGTTTGCGTCCGTCTGCGAGGAAATAAACCGCAATAACCCTCCTTGAATAGATAGATCACCTTCCCATATTAAAACTTCAGCGTCGACGACTGAAAGCGTGCTATCAACTATCGTAGCGTGTAATTGCATAGGTCTTTTTATTTCTTGATTTTCTAGAGGCGACCATTGACCACTAGGGGTAAACCTTAAACGCTTAATATAGTACCTGTTTCCGTCGGGCGCTGTACCTAGATTTAATTCAGCATTTGCATTGAAATTGCTACGCCACTGTAAAAACCCGTATTGCCCCCTATAAATGGTAGTGCTGTGGTGCAAGTAAACCGTTAATTGGCTTGGTGAATCGTAGAACATTTTTAGCGTGTATGTTCCGATTGTTACAGGGGTCGGCGTTCCGTCCGGTTGCGTAGCGGGCGCGCCTTCTCTACGAATAACGAACCTATGAGGTACGCCGCCCATTCGTGAAATAGGCGTTACGCCTATCCTTGTAGTTGAGTTTTGATAACGTCTAAATCTAACCAAGTTCAACGCGTTAAAAGACCGACCCAAGAAAGCCCCGGATTGTTCGAACGTGTTGCCGTCGGATTGTGTTTGTATTTCTAAAGCCTCTTGCGCTACTTGTGATCTTAATGCGGACATATAATCAACCGTCTGCGCGTTTATGGTGCTGACATAACTATCTAACACGGCATGATTATCTGTATTAGGTATAAAGCCCGACGAAGAAACAAAATCGTTATTATCGGCATCCACTCCATAATTCCATACTCTAGCCTGACCATCCGAAACAAAAAACGGCGTATCGTCCGTAGCTACAACGTTGCAAACTTGACTGTTAGCGTAAAAGGTGCAAACAAGGTCTAGATTATTAATTGCTCCGTCAATCCTTACGTATTGAGACGGGATCAAAAATTGGCTGTTAGTCGGCACTAGACGTTGAAACTCAATAGCTACGCGCTTATTTCCTGAAGGATTGTTAACGTCGTATATAAGGATCGGCGTCCAGTTAAAGCTATTCAATCGTCTAGGCAAGTAGCAGTCTACTAGCTCGCCCGTTGTTCTATCTCTAAGGAAAAAAACCCAACGGCGAAGATCCATAAAGTCACAATACGGCAAAGTAAGTTCATCGCTAAATTGTGAAGTAACTCTACCAACCGGGATAACGTTAGAATCCACCTCGAAGTTATACGATGCTAGATCCCCGTTTGCGTCGTCTGCCGTGTTTGGTGAATTAAGAGTGTGAATAATGCCCGGTGTGTTCAGGGGTAAAACGCATTCTATTGCCGTGGTCACACTAAGATCCGGGCGTGGTCTTGAGTTTATAATCATATCTTGATTAACGTTAGCCGTGACGCTATGCGTACCACGCCACGGTGGATCGTCCGTCGTGCTATCAAAACTTGTTTGTCCAACCATATGCACGGCAAAACGTCGTCTAGGGTTTTGACGAATAGACCCACTAAAAAAGGTTTGCTCGTGCGGATCGTCCGACGGATACGACTGTAAATATATTCCGGTGCTACCCTGAAAACCACCCGGTCTAATACTCCAAGGGCTGAAGTTACTAAACAAATTCCCTTCTGGCGTCGTCAAATCCGAAGCCCCGATTTCAATCGCCGTTGAAGTCTGGTTCATAAAATTAGGCAAACGGTTTAAAAACTCGTAAAAAAACGCATCGTTTGCCGAATGAATAAAATTAGGATTAGGTATAAATCCGCCTTCGGGCTGTCGGTCTATGCTAACAATGCGTTGCAAGAACCCTTCGAAGATCTGTTGTGCTATGGGATTTAATTTAAACATTATCTTTTTCTCGCATCATGCGCGCTAGTTCTCTGCGGCTTTGTCGAATGTCCTTGGCTAGACGCTCGGCGCAGTGCGGGCAATTGTTATATTTCTTTTCATCTAGTACGGCTTTGAACTCGGTTAGCAAGTTGGCGCGCTCTATGCGTTTATAAACTAGCTCCGGGTCTTTAGCGTTCATTAATCCGCTATTGTATTTTGCTTCGCTCTTGATCACTTCTACAAGGGCGGATACGTCGACGTTAAAGCCAATGCGGATTAACAGGGATAGGATCAACTTGTTTTCGGCGTCGGTGTTCTTCTTGCAACGCCAACGACGCTCATTATCTACGCGTTGGTGTATGTTCTTATTTAGGCAATGACCGCGCTTAACGGTGCACTGACCGCCCGGTGATACCCAAATCAAACCCCATTGCGTGCCTTTTAGGTCTTCTTCTTTTACTACGTCTTTAGGGCAAATATAATATCTAAAGTCGCCCATTCCCTGATCCGGCTCGGCTCTGAAGCTCTTTTTCTTATCGGCTAAGAAATCGGATCTCGAAGCTTTCGCCTCAAGTATGATCGTTTCACCGCTAGAATGTATCGCGAAAACGTCGGGGTGCTCTTTGGTTGCCTGACAACCTATTTCAGTAAATGCAAGGTGCATGTTACCGCCCTTTGCGCTTGGCGCGCGTAACACCCATTTTCGCCCTATCTCGCATAATTTACCGTGAAGATCTTTAACTTCCGGGCGTGGTAAGGGTGCGGGCTTCTTCTCTTTGGTCTTTATCTTGTAACCCATTAGATCGATCCCTGTGCAATTAATATCAAAGTAATTGTATCAGATAAAATAAAGCCCCGCGACGGGGGCTAGTCTTCAAGGTTTAGTCGAGTTGGTCGACTCTGGCAAGCGATACAGATCCGCCCGAACGGTTTAACCTGTTGAAACTCGCTAAAATCATCTAGCGGTTTGAATGTGTTACACATTACGCATTTATAAGACTTCTTGCCGTCGCTCTCGCGGGCTATATCTTGGTTAGCCTCACAAAGTCTTAGGGATGGATCTCTAAAGCGTGCACGCGCCTTGTGGTGCTTTAACAACGCGTCGTCGGATTCTGTTTCTAAACGCTTACGTTTTGCCATTAGTACAACCAATTTAGATCTGAAGAAATGGTACACTCTACGCGGGTTTCGTCGATTAGTTCGCTATCTGCTGAAAAGGTGTTACACATATAAACAACAGGATCGCCGCAAATGCGTGAAACGTTAATGTGCGCGCCCGTTGGGTCGCCGATCTTGTATTCATTCTTCTTAACTTCCGTTATTTGCTTGAAGTCGATTTCTTCGGTTAGGTGTTTGCTAATGTATTCGCAAACGTTGTTAGGGATCGCGTCTAGCTTTCCGTCTGCGTAGTGCATGGCGAAAGCGTCGGGCTTTTTAATGTCGCTGTTAAATCGGCTGTACAGCATGGCACAACGGATCAAAGATTTGCGCCCTTCATGGATAAGTTGATCAGGGTTACAGTCTAGGCGCTTGCACGCGTCTTGTAACGTCTCGATCTCTTTACCTTTGCAAAGTCTGTTAACGTGGCTAGCATCCATATCAGGGCAAAAGCCCGGCGCTAGGTTAGCGATCTTCAATACGTTTTCGGCTGTGATCTCTTGCATGTTATTCACTCCTATTCCGTATAACGTGGAATATGTTGTGAAATAAGCCAACGCGCAACGTCGTTGCTATACTCTTTAGGTGCGTGGCTCGTACTGTATTCGTTAAGGCGTCTTTTGCCTGTTCGCCTTTTATCCTTAAAAACTTCGAAAGTAAAATAAAAGTGACGGCAGATCTTAGCAGTACCAAGAACGCGCCCGGTGTGATCCGTTACTACCATGTTTAACTCTACTAAGGCGGGCACAAACTTACACTTGATATTAAATTGCTTCCCGTCCCTAAGTACCATTTTTTCCCATCTGTTACGCCCGCCCATAGTAAGCCCCTTTTTACTTCAGGTTTGCGGTTACATTCTTACAAATTGCGAAGACCTGTTGCCCGTTTTTGTTCTTTCGTAGATCACCCCACGAAGGGATCAAATCTAAAGCTTTCAGCGTATGCGTGGTAGCCTCCGCGAAAGTGTAGTGCGACAAGTCAAGGTGAAGTGTGTTTAGTTCCCTTGCGGCTGCTTCTAGTGCTGCGCGCTGTTCGGGTTGCTCTGCATCGATCAGCGAAGCGGCGGTGCTTATTAACCCTGCGGATTGGTGTAACTGTTGGCGGATCTCTGTGATTTGTTTCATGTGATCTTTATTCCGTTTTTGCGATTTGCGCAACCGTAATCATAGGCGTTTTATTACTTTTGTAAAGTGGTTTTAATCACATTTGCGATTAGTGGTAATAAAAAGCCCCGCGATAACGGCGGGGCTTTGGTCTTATAGGGTTGAATTAACCTTCGGATTTATCCGGGGCTTTTTCAATGGCTTGTTTGTGCTCACGCTTTGGCGTCTTATCTAAAGCTGATTTATAGATAATGTCGAACAAACGGCGGTTTGAACTCATATTGTCTTTGTCATGTGCGCGACCTTTTGGAAGCGTCGTAACATGATCTAGAACGGTTGCGGCGTCTTGCGGGCTTAGTTCCCATTCGCCGCCGCCTTCAGTCGTCACCTTGACCGATTGTTTACCTAATGAAATTTGCTTCAGCAATTGCAAAGATACGTTTTGCATGTGTTAGCCCTCTAGTTTGCGTTCGTGTTCCATTAGCTCTAATAGCTGTTCATTAATGATCATTGCGTTAGGGCACTTGCGACCCTGCGGCGATTCAAGAAACAGGGCTAAGGTTAACACGGCTGAACGAATAGCGATAGACCAAAGAAAAGCGAAGTTAGATACGTGCTGCGATTGCGCTAGCCAATTAAGAAGCTTTGCGCGATCCATGATCAAACTTACAACGGGTTTATAGCTATCGTCTAAATTGTTCAGGTAGTGCGAAGAAGCTAGCATATTGTTGATCGCTTGCTGCTCGTTACTACGTTTGCAAACCTTACCTAGTTCGCCGAAGCCTTCGTAAAGCATGGCATGATTTAAAGAATACTTAACCACGTTAGCCAAGCTGTCGGCGTAATCGCTGCGCAGTTCGGCACTAATACCGCTTGCGCTTTCGATCAGTTCATTACTAAGTTTAACTTTTTCTAGTCCGTGGCTCGCCCACTCGTTAGACTTTTCGGCGCTTGTCGCCTGATCTAATGACCGCGCACTAATAGTTAGGCGCTGCGTTAGGTGGTGGCTATCTACTTCGCTAGTGCGCAACTTTGCTACAACTCGTTTAGTGATCACGCACTGGCGATATAGATAATGATTAAAACGCTTTACGATAAGCCCTTGAAGCGAACTTTCGATCTCTTTCCTTTTCTGTTGTGTTTTCATAACAAACCCTTGTCTTTTGCGCGGTAGCACATAGACGCCTTCAGTCGTCACCTTGACCGATTGTTTACCTAATGAAATTTGCTTCAGCAATTGCAAAGATACGTTTTGCATGTGTTAGCCCTCTAGTTTGCGTTCGTG